TAACCTATGGGATAACCAGTGGCATAATGCCATAAGTCATAAGTCATAAGTCATAAGTCAAAATATATATTGAAATTGTCCCTGCGGGTGTGTATAATGGCAAATATAAAATTCCCACATAATGCGGATATACAAAAAAAGACAAACCTCAAAAGGGGTCAGTATGTTCTACCTTAGAAAGCGAATCAGCATTTCGGGGGCTCACAGTCTGTCCCTACCTTACGCAAGCAAATGCAGTAATCTTCATGGTCATAACTGGATAATAGACGTCTTCTGCAAGTCCGAGAACCTGAACCCTCAAGGGATGGTTCTGGACTTTTCTGTTATCTCAAGGATTGTGAAGGAACTTGACCACGAAAACCTCAATGATTATCTGGAACAGCCAACGGCAGAGGCCTTGGCAAAGCACCTCTGTGAGAAAATACCTTATTGCTACAGGGTTGACGTGCAGGAGACGGAGGGCAACGTGGCGTCTTATGAAGTATAAGGTAAATGAAATCTTTTATAGCATCCAAGGGGAAGGCTATCATACTGGCAAGGCCTCAGTGTTTGTCAGGTTTTCGGGGTGCAATCTGTCATGTGGCTTCTGCGACACAAGGCACCAGACAGGAGTATCTGAAGGTCCGGATCAACGACCTGGGCGTGGCTTCTGCGACACAAGGCACCAGACAGGAGCAACAATGACGGCAGAGCAAATACTTAAAAGGGTGTTGACATTCCCGGGCAAAAGGGTCGTTCTGACTGGCGGGGAGCCGCTTCTTCAGGTTGATTATCCGCTTATCAAGACTCTTTCTGATTCTGGCCTGTATATTCAGGTTGAGACCAACGGGACAATAAATGCCCCCAAGGGAATACATTGGCTTACTGTTTCTCCAAAGTCCCTGACCTCTTGGAAAGAACGTATCTGTGATGAATTGAAGGTAGTATATACCGGGCAAGACCTTGAACCTTATGTCCGACATTCAATTACCTCACACCGGTTTCTTCAGCCATGCTCTGGTCAGAACGTCAAAGAAGTAATTGACATAGTAAAGGAAGATATAAGATGGCGTCTGAGTCCGCAAATACACAAACTATTGAGAATTCCCTGAGGGATATCTTAAGGCACATTGGCGACAATCCAGACAGGGAAGGCCTCAAAGACACACCACAAAGGATAATCCGCTCTTGGTCTGAGTTGTTCTGTGGCTACAAACAGAACCCCGCTGACCTTATGCGGTTTTTTTCTGAGGGGTCATGCAATGAAATGGTCGTCCTGCGGGACATAGAGTTCTACTCAATGTGCGAACACCATTTCCTGCCGTTCTTCGGAAGGGTGCATATTGCCTATATTCCTGATGGCAAGGTAATTGGCATCTCAAAACTGGCCCGGTTGGTTGAGGTATATTCTCGGAGGTTGCAGATTCAGGAGAACATGACTGCACAGATAGCGGACGCAATCATGGAGCACCTTCAGGCCAAGGGGGCTATGGTTGTCTGTGAGGCACAGCATCTCTGCATGGTCGCCCGTGGTGTCAAGAAGCAGAATTCAACTATGGTTACGTCAGCAATCAGGGGCGTGTTTGAAAAACAGGCAGTAAGAGCAGAATTTATGGGGTTGACAAAATGAAGATACCTTGCCTTGCCCTTGTGGTAGAGCACCCAACGAGCAAAATAACGATTGGGGCATGGTCAATCCTGAGGAGGCCTTCACGGAACACCTTTGTCTTCTGGGTAAAGCCAGAGACACTTACTTTTACGGCCCTTGAGAATGGAGAACCAATCCGGGTCTATTCAGAAAAAGACTACATGAGGTTCGCACAGTCAAGGGACAAAACACGGGACATCTGCCAAGGCCTTTTCTTTGAGGCCCGGGTTGAGAACTGCTTTGATATTGGTGGCTTCAGGCTCTTTGTGTGTCCCATCACCAAAGAACATCAGATAGATAAGGTTTATTTTGACTATGCAGGAAAAACAAAGGCTATCCGTATACTGCCTTCTTAGCGGGGGCATTGACAGTAGGGTCGCTCTGCATATCTGCCAAAAGGAGTTCAAGGAAAAGGCAGACATAACGGGCGTCTTTCTGTCCATGAGGGGACAAAACAAAAGCATGATTCGTGCCGCCACAAGGCAGGCACGGTCTGCAGGCGTTCCCCTTGTTGTCCTCTCCCTTTCTTCCGATTCTTCATCCCAAGAAGTTCCCCTCAGAAACCAGTCAATGGCTACCCTTGTCGCCCAGTATGGCCTTCAGTCCTCACGGCAGGTCATCGTGTGCATGGCGATACATCGGGCCGGGCAGTCCTATGATATGCAGACGTGGTATGATTGCTCACAGGCCTTTGTAAGTGCAGTAAATACGGCACTTCACCCGCAAGGGGTCTCGGTTTATGCCCCGATTGTCCGATGGCAGACCAGAGACGTTCTGGATTACGTCAAGGACAACGGCATAGACATCTCGGACTGCATTTCTTGTGATGAGGCAAAAGAAGGACATTGTGGCAAGTGCAAGAAATGTCAGGAGTTGGCGTATGAGTTGAAGATTGCTGACATAAGAAACCACCCGCTTAGTGCCGTGCCCTCTAAACAATATTTTCACATTGAGGAATTACGGCTGTATATCAACAATCTTTGCTCAAACCACTGTAGCATCTGCTTCTATGACGCCTTGAAGGACACTCCTGAGTATATGTCAAAGGAGACAATTTCTATGGTGGCTTCCCTTGCCCGGGACTGGGACATTAGGTCAATAATGATATCGGGCCGTGAGCCACTTTACAACGTAAAATACTTCAAGGCGGTTGTTGAGAAACTCCGCGAACAAGGCAAAAGCAAAATACTGTTGAATACAAACTCCCAGAACATCTTGAAGATAGAACCAAACTGGGCCTTTGCAAACCTTGACAAAATCTATTACTCATTGAATGACAAACAGATACCTCCGAATGTTCTGAGACATCTGCGTTCTTTGCAGGATGCTTCTGTTCCTGTGGTCGTCTATTTTGTTCCACGCGAAACCTTTTCAACCGGAGAATATCTCAGGCATGGCCTTAACGCCTTAAAAACAGAGGGGCTGTTGAATATCTATCTCAGGGAGAGTGTGTATTCAAAGGATGACCAGCTCTATCCCTCATGGTTGAAAATCCTTGAGACAAACGGGTTCTGTGTTGAAGGGCCGAGAGTTCATCGGGCCTGTGAACGGAACATCAGAAATCTCACAGTCCTTACGGATGGCAGGATTGCCGGGTGCCCGCAAGACACCTACAAGGGGAACTTGTTGACCATAGGCAAGATAAACAAGATATCGCTTACTGCTCTGAGGAATATGTCTGAGGGGCAGAGTGCGAAGGTGTGCCCGATGATGGCCCGCATGATTCGGAATCGGGCAATCTGGGGAGGTGGTCAGCAATGAAGATATATCTGGCGGCAGGCGAAAACCACTCGCACTCAAAGATTCTGGTTGAGAACAAGGTTCCCAATATTCTGTTCTCGTGGTGGTTGCTGACAAAGGGGCAGGACAACACAGACAGACCCTACCAATGGCTTAAGGAGAAATATGGCAACCGCAAACTGTTCTGTGATAGCGGTGCCGCCTCCCTTCAGAAAAGATGCACTAAGGAGATGTTTGATTCTGCCGTGGTGTCTTACGGAAATTTCCTTGAGAGGCACGGGTCAGAGTTCGCCTGTTGTGCAGAACTTGACATCTACAACCTTTTCCCCAAAGAGGCCATTAACGAAGCCCGGGCATACTTGCGGTCAAAGAGCAGAAACATTCTGCCTGTCTGGCATAATAACATGACCATGAAGGATTGGGAGGCCTTTCTGGCAGATTATCCCTATGTAGCCATCGGGATAACCAAGGAGGTGTCAATTCCCAAAATGAACTCCCTGCTAAAGATTGCCTATGACAACAAGATAAAGGTTCACGGATTTGCCGTTACTTCTATGGAGAAGATGACCTCCTGTCCCTTCTATTCAGTAGATAGCACAACGTGGCTGGCAACCGCAAGATATGGCGAGTATCACGTAATGGACTCATCTGCCGGGATTATAAAAAAGTATCGCTCCTTGCGAAAAGCCGCCCGTTCTGGTAAAATAAACACCAAGAACATCACTCAGAAACAGATGAGGCCCATGAACACCGTTATGTCTGATTCGGTTAAGACGTGGCTTAACATGGAGAATTACATGACGAAGTTGTGGGAAAAGAGAGGGATAGTATGGCAGGATTAGAGAACTTCGTAGAAATCAGAACACATCTCCTTGAAAAGGCTCCTTGGAACTATAAGACAGACGATGAAGACAAGAAGAACAAACTGAAAGGGAATCTCAGGCAGAACGGGGTGCTTGAGAACATTGTTGTTCGTGAAATGCCCAACGGAAAGTATGAGGTTGTCAACGGCAACCATCGTCTGGACGCCATCAGGGAACTGTCAATAGAGGTAGTGCCCGCCTATAATCTGGGAGTTGTGTCGGAGAAAAAGGCAAAGAGGATTGCCATTGAACTGAACGAAACGCACTTTGACCCAGACAGTCTGAAGTTGGCCGGGGTAATCAAGGAACTGGTAGACGAATACTCAATAGATGACCTTGAGGAAACCATGCCATATAACAAGCAAGAAATTGAGGACTACCAGAAACTGCTTGACTTTGACTGGGGTCAGTATGGTGAAGGGGAAGGCAAAGACGAGAAAGGCCTTCCAGAAGTCCGTGAACTTAAGTTCAATCTTCCAGAAAGCGTCTATGCCTTGTGGTCAGAGTGGAAGAATCGGTGCATAACGGAGCACGGTATACACACCACCAACGAGCCGAAGATGCTTGAGATGGCTTTGTCGGAAGCCCTCAACACTCCGTCAGAAAGCGTAAAGTGATTGGGAAGACCAAAGATAGACATAGATGCAGAGCAATTCAGGAAACTCTGCGGATTGCAGTGCACCCTCTCGGAAATCTCATCATACTTTGAGTGCAGTGAAGACACAGTAGAGCGGTGGTGCAAGCGAACCTTTAAGATGTCCTTTGAGTCGCTCTTTGACAAATACTCCGGGCCCGCCAGAATATCTCTGCGTAGAAAGCAATATGCGGTGGCAATGGGAGGGGACAGAACCATGCTGATATGGCTTGGCAAACAGTATCTCAACCAGAAAGACAAGGAAGAAATGCAACCCGACAAAAAGGTTGAGGTAACGATAACCAAGAAATATTCTGCATCAGAGGGCAAATGAAGATAAACATAGAGCACAGTCTTCTGGCCCCGCCATCCCCTCAGGAGGAGATTGTTTTTTATCGTCCCCGAGACAAGTCAGAGATAATGATTGCCTTGGGCGGTTATCGTTCGGGCAAGACCGTTGTCCACGTAATGAAGATGCTTCAGTTGTCTCTGGACAATCCAAACACCATAGGCCTTGAGGTTGCCCCTTCATATCCGATGTTAAGGGACATCCTTATCCCAATGTGGAGAACGATTCTTGAAAAGAATGGACTTGACTTCGCAAAAAGATATCGCAAGGCAGACAGAACCCTGCAACTACCTTGGGGAGAAATTTACTTCAGGTCGGCAGAAACCTCTTTGGTCGGTATCACCGCAGGATATGGCGGGGCAGACGAAGACATCACCTTGGAGCAATTCAAGCAACTCATTGTTCGTGTTTCAGACCCCAAGGCACAGCAGATGGCTGTAATACTGACAACAACCCCAGACACTCCGTGGATTGACGATGTTCTGGCCCTTTATCCTGACAGCAAGGTGTGGAACATGGACATGAGGCACAACTACATCCTTGACGAATCAGTAAAAGAGAGTTACGAAAGGATGTATTCTGGTGAAGAGGCTCTCTGTTATATCTCGGGACAACTGGTCAAACTATCAGGAGCAGTCTTCCATAGTGCCAAGTGGGAACTGTTCCCTGACGGGAACCTTATAGAGTCTGTAATAGACGCCAATGGCCTTTTCCACTGTGGCATTGATTTTGGGGGACAATATCCTGCGGTTGGATTCTATCAGGAGCAGTCTGGTCGGGAGTGCCTTCTGGACGAATGGTGCCCGCAAAGGGGCTACGGGTGGAAGATATACGACATGGAGGAGCAACTGATGAGGTATGGACGGAAACCAGACGTCCTCTATGTAGACCCGGCCGGGGATGCCGAACAAACACAGACCTATATGTCAGATATTGTCTACCTCAGAGAGGCTGGCTTCAATGTGTGCTTTACTACCAACCCAATGCTTAGACAGATTCCGCTTGGCATTCAGATAATAAATGGCTTCTTATACAACTCAAGAAAAGAAAGGCGTTTTCTAATCAACAAGGAAAGGTGCCCCATTCATTATCGGGACATGAGAGCATCCGTTTACCCAAAGACGACATCTGGTAGCGTCAAGTTGCTTGATAAGCCCATAAAGGACGGCAGACACGACCACAGTAGGGACGCCATGAGATATACTTTCGTCAACAGGTATGGCCGCGATTGGCTAAGAAACAGAAAATTACTAAAGGAGAACCATGAGTAAGACAGTGATATATGACCACAGGATAGACGTTACGGAGCAGATAGTCCTTTCGGGGCTTTTCCGCTCCTTTAATCCTGACTCCAAAGAGGGAGAAATCATAGCGGTCTGCCATGACATCTACAAGAAGAAAGCATCTGAACGCCAGACGTTCCGCAAACTTGAGAAATACTACAATGACGACCAGAAAGACATCTTTGTCCGAGACGTCTTCAAGCCACTGCTTGGCAAGACGCCATCTGGTGAATACGTCTATGATGTTCTTTGCCGGGAGAACGTCTCCCCGATAATCAAAATCTCAAACTACACGAAACGCTTTGTTGACAAGCAATCTACGCTATATGATGAGGCACCAGAAAGAGAGGTGCAGGGGGACGAAAAGGCCACTGAAGAATATCGCAGGCTGTGCAAGGACATTCGCCTTGATGCTATTATGCAGATGGCTGAACGCTATCAGAAACTCTTTCAGAGTTCGTTCCTCAGGCCCGTTATAAGGGAAATTGACGGAGAGCAAGTGATAGACGTGGACTTACTTACTCCGGTTTTCCTTTATGCCGTTCCGTGTGCAGAAGATTCAACCCGGGCCCAAGCCTACTTCTGGATATCATACGACCCAAGGCATCCAGAAAGCGAATACCGGGCAACTTGGTATTATATAGACAAGACAAGATTCTTCTGGTGGTCATGGGAAGACCAAGACGTTCTGGCCTCTTCCGTGGGAACGGAGAAGTCCGCAGTAATCAGCGAGAACGTCAGCCTTGATGAGGAAACGGGAGAGCAGGAGTCTCAAGGGAATACGCTTGGAGAAATGGGAATTGTTCGGTTGGCAACCTCTTGGGTGGGGAGTGAAGTAATCCCAAGGCCCGGAGACAGTCTGTTGAACTTTCAGGACAGCGTAAACCTTGTTGAAACTATGTCTCACAACAGCCTCATCTTCCAAGCCTTCCCTTTGCTTCATTTGCATAACTTTGATATAAAGGACAAGGATGGTCAGGTCAAGAGGATAAACATTGGGCCGTGGAACACCCTGATAACAAGCGGAATCTCAGGGGATGCTGAGGCAAAGGTAGAATGGGTCGCCCCGCAAACGAACATAGACCCCTTCATCAAAACCCTTGAGCATGATATAGACACGTTCTTGTTGACAAGCGGTGTCCCAAAGAACCTCATCCTTGATTCCTCAACCTCCGGGGCTGCCCTTGCCGAAAGAAACAGAGACATTCAGGAGATTCGCAAGAGTTACGTGAACCAGTATTCTTCTGTTGAGGCAGAGTTATATCGCATCCTTGCGAAGTGGTGTGCAAGGTGGAGCAAAGAATATGCCCTGCCAGAAGACGGAGTTCTTCTGATTACCTATCCCACCATTGACGTGCCCGACATTTCGACCCACGAATCAGAAGCGAAACGGCTTGAGGTGATTGCAAAGAAAATAGAACTCGGCATAATTTCAAGGAAAGAGGCCTACCTTGAGGAACATCCTGAGATGTCTGAGGAAGATGCGGAAAAAGAATTGGCAAAGATAGATTCTGAACGCCAGAGCACCATATTCTCTCCCGTATCATCTCAGGCAAAGGGAGCAATCGCAAATGCAGTGAGTATCTTAAGAAATGAATGAACTTCTTAAGTCGTTGCACCGCAACGATGGAGTAAAGGAAGAGGCCTACAAGATTCTTGAGAACACCCTGTCCCTACTGCCCCCCGGATTGCTTGTCAAGAATCCAGAGGCCCTGCCAGAATACTGCCAAACGGCATCCTTGGCGATAATAAAGTCCGTTTCCCCTGATATTGTCGGAAATATTAACTTGACATTAAAGGGAAAAGGCCTTAAAATTACCCCTGAAGACTTGACGGCATTGATGGGAACAACCGCAGAACTTTTTATCTCAGAAATGAGCAATGCCGGTCGGGTCGGACAGATGGACGTGGTATACTGGGCGAAAAGAGCAATGACCCTTGGCTCAAACTCTGACACGGTTCTGTCCGCTATCTCTGCCTCTTGGAAGGATGGCACCCTACCAATCTTTCGGGACTTCTGGACAAGAGTCTACAAGGCGATAGACGGATATATAAATTCAACCCTTCAGATAGCAATATTGTATGCCATTGAATCTTGACCAGATATCTACTTGGGTGGCGGTAAAGGACAAAAGGCTATGCCCTGATTGTCAGAATCTTGCAGGCAAGACGATGACTGTCGGAGAATGGATAGCATCAGGAGTCCTGCCGGGCAACGGACACACGATGTGCGGAGAGTGGTGTCGGTGCATGATTCTTCCTCAGAAATGGGCTGATAGTTTTGGGGAAGAAAAAACAGCAACGACAAGCATTGATGGCGTTAAGGAACTTCTTTCAACGGAGGGCCCCATTGAAAATCTTGACCCTTCTCTTTCTGCTCGTTGGGAAGTCCTCCTTGAGAGAGAATCTGGTTTTTCTACATCTGTTGAACAAGACATATACTTAACCCTGAAATACTACAACCAAGACCCGATGGGTCTTAAGGCAAAATACCCAAGGCACTATGAGCTTCTAATCAGGCTGATAGGTGCGTAATTCGCTACCACGAGATAGCACTATCGTGGCAAGCGTAACGAGTGCGGAGGAAAGAAAATGTCAAACGAGAACAAGGAGACCAAGGACCCCCAGGGACAGGGGGGGGATTCGGCTACACCGGCCGACAAAGGTGGAGACC